TGTTTCATTTGTTCTATCTGCTGTATGTAGCTTTCGGATAGATTGTTTAGGTTATCTAAGTAGGTAGTGTGAATGTAGGTGGTGTTTTCTTTATTCGTATTGCTACCTTCCTGTACACCCTTATCCTCAAAGAATCGTGTATAGACAAAATGCTCTTTGGTTGTGGGGTTGAGTATAAGTATAACTCTGTTTTGTTTGCCCTGCTGTCTTACTGATAGGTCAATAGTATCAAACTTCTGCTCGTCTGTTAGTTCCTCTGCTTCATCTACTACCCACGTTGTAATACCTGTGAGTGATTTTAAACTCGCTGTCTGATCACCTGAGCTTGTCTTGATACCCCTAAAGATTATCTTACTTCCTGATTTCTTATTGATTATCTCGTCCTTTGTTACGTGGAAGTCTGCAATACAATCCATAAGTTCTAACTTCTCTATAAACTCAGGGATAATAGATATACGTGCAGATGTTAAAGTGTATCGTGTAAATAGGATTGTATGCCCACGCTCATAGGTAAGTATAACAAGCAAGGCATTTATTGAGAAAGACTTACCTGAACCCCTACCACCTGTAACAACAAAGTATCTACTATCGTCTGTTGATATTGGTAGGTATTTCTTATGTATGTTAATCGACAAACTTAATTAAGTCCTTAAAGTTTATATTTAGCCCCTCAGATGAGTTTATATCCATACTCTCTTTTGGCTTACCATAACGATAGCTGAGATATAATTGGATTGCTCTCATATCGCCTTTTGCTACGAGTTCCCCTAACTTAGCGAGAGCTGTATCACTATCTATAATCGCATCTAAGCGTTCTACTAATTTAGATTCGTCTGCTTTGGGCTTTCTACCTGCCCCTTGTCTTGCGCCACCATGCATCTTGAAAAAAGTTGATTATTCAATTATATAACGTATTTATTCAGGATTTTGTGTACCCTTTAATTCCTGCACTTCTTTAGCTAATTGATTAACCATTAAGTAGAGTTTTGTTGTAGCTCTTTCTATCTGCTCAATCTTTTGTGCTTGAGTCCACTTTTTTGTTTTCATCGTTTCTTATTTTGGTCAACGTATGTTGCACGTTTGTTTGTTCTATGGTATTGATAAGTGTTCTGCCATTCAGGCATAGGGATAAACTTAATATCCTTATCTATTTCAGCTCTTGTCTTTTTACTCTTCATAATCTTTAAATATAAATTCTATATACCAAAAAGCAAAGTCAATTACCAACGCTCTATATTCGCCATGATAGTTTGTTATGGTAATTCCGAATGCTAAGTGTTGGTTAATCGTTCCTGTTCTTATTTTCATCTAATTGTTTTTCGTATAGTGCGCAATCGTTACATTGAAACACGCATCGTGAGTAAGTAAATTCATCGTCAAGGCATATAAAGTTATTTCTTTCCATCTTCATATCCTTTTAGGTATCCTATAAACCAACAGAAAGCACATAGTACCGCTGTTGTTAAGAACCCACTAAAGTCCATATATAGTATCATAATCGTTTGTATCTAAGGTCAGGTCTATCTTCGTTACTAAAGTGTTCTATCATTCTATCACAATACTTTAATATCTTAGGATCATTAGTTGTTGTTTTCCAATGTTTGTAATATCGTATCATGTGTATCATTAGAATAGTCTTTGTTGTTGTTTATGTTGTTCTATTCGCTTAATGGCAGCTTCGTAATAGTCTTTATCGAGTTCGCACCCTGTAAGCTCAAACCCTAAATTATGACACGCTATTGCTATACTTCCACTACCTAAATGAGTGTCGAGTATCTTATCGTTTTCTTTAGCGTAATTCATTAAGCAAAATTCATAAAGTGATACGTGTTTTTGCGTAGGGTGTATTCTGCCTAATTGGTTTGGGCTTTTTTTATATATCCTTGTACCACCTTTTCTAACCCAAGCATACTCAGCTTCAGCAAAATCTCTTCCGTACATAGTTTCGCCTTTATCCCATATACAAAAATACTGACTGCAAGGTAGTTCAAAATAATTACCCCCCCATATTATTTGATTTTTACTCACTCTAAACAATTCATTAAAATAATCCTTTGTTGGTACTGCGTTATCCCAATTCTTTTTTTTATCCTGTTCAGCTCTTTTGCGTGAGCCCATATTCATTTTTGTTACATCAATACCATAAGGGGGGTCAACAATAGCAAGGTCGAAGTAGTTATCCTTATACCTTGCCATTAAATCCATACAGTCCTCGTTTGTTATCATTCTACTGAGATTGCGTTTGCATCGTATATAGTCGCTTGTTGGTTTCTCGGCTGTATATTAAACCCTACTAACATAGCTTCTAAGCGTATTTTAACATCGTTTCTGCGTTCCTCAGGCACTTGGTCTACAAGTGAGTACAAAGGGTTAATTATTCGCTTCTCAATCGTTTCTATCGGTTCGTCTTTTATATTGTAGAACACCCTATAGACTTTATCGTAGTCTGCCTTAAAGTCTTTGTCGTGTTTGTAGTAAAATGTAAACCTATCTAAATGATATAGAACAGTTGCGTGGTTTTGTTTAAATGATTCTGAGATATGTCTTTTAATCACTTCCTGCTCACGCATTATTCTGTAAGCCATCATCCTACCCCTTACTACTTTGTGCTTACGATTTTTCTCAGTTATATCTATACCTAAGTGTTCTTTGATGATTTTCTCTAATCGTGTCTTGATATCTTTTGTGTATGTCATCTAATCGTGCTTAATTTATTTTTAACAAATTGATTGTAGTATGTAACTACGTTATCCTTTGTGGTGTTTAAGTATGGTGGCATAGTTCTATTGAGATACAGAGCAAACTTAACCAACTCTTTAAGCATCTTATCTACATTGTTTGTTTTGCGTATTACCTTGTTAATGATAACTGCCAAAGCACACTTAGTCAACTTGTGAGTCATTTTATCCCACTCAAGATGTTTGTTAATTTCATCTATGTAGGACGATTGCAATAAATAATACAATCTTAATCGTGTCGATGCGTTGCTTTGTATTTTTGCGTTCCCTGTTCTAAAAGAATCGTTTGACGATTGAGTAAACAGCATCCTGATAGATGCGTGAGAGAATACACCATTGACACCCATAGCTTCATCAAGTTGCTTTGATGTTTCAGGGCTGTTGTATATCTTGTTCCAAACAAACGTATAGAAGTTATCATTATCAAAAGGGTTCACACTTCGCTTAGTTGCGTGAAATCTTATATAGTCCTGTATCTGTAATGGCTTTCGTATATTGTTAAGAGATAGAAAAACGTCCTCAGGTTTTACCTTTGTATCGTTTGGTACTACAACAGCGTGTATCTCTTGCTCAGGCATCTTCTCAATTACAGAGCTTAATCTTTGGTATCCATCCTCTACCGAGTATAAACCTTTGCGTATTTCATATAATGTTACTGCTGTTAAAAACCCATTCGATTTGATTGAGTTGTTTAAGTTGCTTATGTGATGTTTCTCTTTCCATCTTTGATGTAGGGGTATTGTTATTTGATTTTTTAAATCCCCTGCTTTGAATGTTCTTATTTCTGTTCTCATGTTATAAAATTCCTGTTAAACAATAATTATCTAAGTCTGCGCCATGTACAAAAAATGTTTCAAAAACTTCTATGGCTTCGTGTGTTTTTCTTTTACCCTCATTGTAAAACTCTTCTGATACATCGTATATCGCTATATCAAGAGTTCCCTTATCCATTACACCAAACTTAAAGTCTGTGTAAGGTACGTTAAATAATTCACAATAAATATACACTTGTATATCGTATCCGTATTTCTTAGCTGAGTATGGGAAGCCCTTTACGTCTGTTGTAGTCTTTAGATCAACGATTTTGTTTTTACCTAACACATCTGCTTTACCTCTAAATGGATAACCCCCTATCATACCACAGGCAGGTACTTCAAACTCGCTATTGTCTAAGAGTCTTAATGCCTGTTCGTTTCTTAGGAACGCATCAGCTAATCGCTCTGCATCTCGTTTTTCCTTTTGCGTGAATACTTTGCCATGCTCTGCTAATGCTTCCTTATACTTCTTTGTGTTCTTGCTTTGCACATCTACAAAGATTTGGTCGTTAAAAACTGAGGGTTCGAGGATGGCGGTGTGAAACAACCACCCATCTCTTAACGGCTGTGATTCAGGCGAACCATAGTCTGTAACAAACTTATACTTCTTTGGGCTTTGGTGTAGCATCTTGATTGATGATGAGCTTAGGGCTGCCTTAGCCATATACCCATAGTAAAACTCATCTTCTCTTAATAAATCTATGAGGGTGTCTTTCTTAAAGCGTTCCCCATTTAGTAGTGTTATCTCGCTCATCTTAGGTCTGCTTCAAAACAAGTTCCACTACAATACAATTCGCTCTCGTTTATGGGTGTACCACACATTGAGCATTGATTAGACTCTTCGTTATACTTTAGCCAATCGCTATATTCCATATTTATTCTCTTTTAAATTCTCTAACTCTTTCTCTACTCGTCTTGCACGTTCCACAGCTCTAATAACTGATTGACGTTCCTCTCGTAAGATACGCTTATAGCTGTATCGTTCTAACTCTAATTGATTTATATAGAACACGAGTCGTAAGGTTGCTTCTGATATCTTTTGCAGTTCCTCATTATCTGATTTCTTTTGCCACTTGCTGATTGTTTCTAAAATCTCAGCAGAGTCAATCATATATTGTAACTGACCAAAATCCATATAAAGCATATAATCATTCCTACAAGTCCTATCTGTGCGTAATCTATCTTCATAGCCCTAAAAACTTTTTGGCTTTAGACCACCACACATTTTGGGTGTAGTATAAGTTAAACTCTGTCTGAGTCATTACTTCGACCTTATTGCCACTATTGACAATATATAATCCTGTGGGTGTTATTTTGAATACCATGCTGATAGAACATAAGTGATTAGTAATATATCTAAGATAGCTACCCAAAAGGCAAGTGTGATAGCAATAGCATACATAGTACCCTCAATGCTATTTAAGTAATTAAATAATTTTCTCATATAATTGTTTTAATGTTATACAAATGTAATAAAAAAATGTTAATAAAACAAATTTCTATTTCTTCCTGTACTGAACAGCACACACAGCAAGTCTTTGATCTGTGTTAGGATACTCTTTAATCATTGTAGGATTACCCATACAACGAGCCATAAAGTTCTTTCTGTCCTCTCTTGGTTTTGGTGTTGGTAATGGCATACTATATATTTAAGTGCATTATTGTATTAATCTTGTTTATCGTTTCTTGCTTATCTACTATACCATTGTCATCGTAGTAAACATAAACGTAGGGGGCATACTTACGAGCGTAGTTATCGTTCTTTTCTTTGTGGTTTGCCTTTGCTCTGTTTTGGTAAGCTGTATTCATCATCTTGTAAGAGATAGGTTTTATCTGTATCCCTAACATAATGTATTCGCCTTTTATAATCTCAGCATCTATGCAATAGGCGTGGTCTTTCTCAAAATCTGTTTTAACTATATCTATATTGGTAAACTCTGCTTTGAGTTCGTCTATTATGCTAAGCTCTTGTTGGTATCCGTTCCACGTCTGTCCTATCACACGATAGAAAAC